AGGTTGACGACTGTTCTTTTGTTTTTTTCATATCTTGATAGGAATGGATTTTTAAGATGGTGTGTCTGATACTTACCATAGTTAAACATCTCTCTTGCTCTAATCTCACAGAACCAAAGAGCCATTACCATATCGGTCTTACCCTTAGTCGTAGGTGACCAAGTTATTAACTGCTCTATTAGAGCCTTAATATTTTCAGTTTGATCTGATGGTAGGTGGATTAGATTATCTCGGTGGTGTTTACCATCGTGTTGTTTAGTACCAAATAAACTAGCCATAGATGCAACACCAAAACCTGCATCCCATTTATTACTACCGGTATGGTGCTCTTTAAACTGTACACCCTTAGATGCTAAGTGTTGTCTGATACCTTCATCCTGAGTTAAGAAGGATTGAAATGCGTTTTTCTCAACTATCCACTCACTAGGTGAGTATAGAGATGTCCAGTCAAATATTAAATTTCTAATAGCAGCAGGGCTAGGTCTGGTAATCTTAATAGCATCTACAATATAACGTTTATTAGTGGCTCTATCTACTGCATAACAGATAGCTGCGGTATCACCTACCATTGCTGGGTCTAATCCGCAGATATAGGTAAAGCCATTTAAATCTCTAGGATGACCAGGATGACCTGCGGTTAACTTACCTGCTTTACGCATACCATCTATTGAGCCACGAACACATACCGGATCAAAGGCGGCATCATCTGAGATATCTTGTTGCTGATAAATCAAAGCCCAAGTTGAAGCATCCATAGATTGGCGCTCATTGTAAAGATTGCGCCCATTCCATCTAGGATAAAGTTTAGTTACTGGGTCCTGCTCTTTTTCTTCCTGACCATCAAATGGTTGATCAGAGGATGGCCATAATGTAACCCAATCATCGGGTTTATCATTAGCTTCTAATAATGCTGGCATTGCAAGGTAGGTCCAAGGAACTAGACCTGCAGGGTATCTATCAGGATTTCTAATCTCCTTGTATAGATCAACTGCAGCAACGCGGGTACCAATAATAATTAATTTACCGGTGGGGTTAAGACGGGATCTAACATCTTGAGTTAACCACTTAATCTGTCGTTCAAAATCATTAGCGTTAGATAAGGTTACTGCATCATCTACAATAATCATATCGGCACGCTTACCGTAGATCTGACCGCCAATACCAACTGCCTCTAGGTTTGGGTCCTTCTCGCTAGATTCTCGTAACTCATCTCCGAAGGTAACTCTAGTTGCCTGCCAAGAGGCGCTCTTAGATTTAAACCCTACTCCTGCAGCATAGGCAGTTTGTAGCTCCTCATAGGATGGGTGGGTTAAGCGTTGTTTAATAGCATATAGAAAATCACCGGCAAGACGTTGAGTCTGAGAAACTATTAAAACTCTAAAGTTAGGATTTTTACAAACCTGCCAAGTAACGTAGTCGATTGTAATAGTCATCGACTTGGCGTGGTTGGGTGGAATATTTATCAGGATGCGATTACTACCAATACCTGGTTCATACTTCATTGAAGGGTGTAACCAAGATGGCTGTCTACCCTCTATTACATCAACTAGGTTTTGTTGATGGGGAAAGGTCTTATTATGTAAGAAGCGATCTCTAAAAGTAGCAAAGGAAATCTCTTCAGTATCACCGGAGGCAAAGTTCTTATCCCGTAAACCTAACCTAGTTCGATCAACCTTATCAGCAAATATCTTATCGGTTCTACGGTAGTACTCGTAGGTCTTCATAGATTTACCGGCAGAGGCACAGGCTTGCTCTATTGTCATAGCCTCAGCTACACAATTTAAAATAATCCGCTTAGCAATATCTGCGGAGTTCTCAGTCATTATTTATTTTTAGACTTAGGAGGATTTTTTTGTCCAGCTTTGTAAGCTACTGCTGCCGCACCACCAGTTACTAATGCTGCTTTGGCTTTTGCTTTACCAATAATAGGTGCTGCAGCTTTAAAGGCTGCCATCTCTGCTTCTTTAATTGTTCTATAGTTCTTACCCTCTATAGCGGCCTTAACAGCTTTAAGTTGTCCTGGAGTAAGGTCTGCTTTCTTAAAAGTAATTTTGGCAGCTTGAGGTGTAATACCTTTACCACCAGCTTTGCTGGTTACAGTTGCTAGTCCTTGAACTTTGATAGTCTTGGCTGCACCTTTACCTGTAGGTGTTTTAGTTCCAATATTCTTTGCCACGTTTTGCGCTGCTTTAATTCCCACCTTAGCAGCTTGTTTCTTTCCAAGTTGTGTAGCCGCTACTCTACCTATAGTTACTGCTATTGGTACTAGTGGTATTGCCATTGTATTCTCCCTGTGGATAAAGCTGTGGATAAGTGCCGGAATTAAAATCTTTTAGATTTGGTATCGGGTAAGAAGTAGGGGTTATCGGAAATAACCTATTACACCTGCCGCGAAGTGTGTGTGTGCTCGGTTCGCTTTGCTCCCGAGCGAGCCCTGAAGCGAAGTGAGGGGTAAAACCTAAGCTCGCCCTATGGGGCTCGCCGAGGCTACCGCCGAGGCGGTTAGGGTCGTAAAACTAGAGTGGGTCCGTTTTACTCCCCTACTATATATAAGGCAGGAAATTTAACGGATTTCCCGTTTTTTGGTAAAAAATCTTTATAAATGTGACCAATCTCACTAACAAAGTATATTATAACGGACATTACGGACATCACGGTTGGTAGATCATTACAGCTTAACTTTAGCAAAAATTTTTATTTGGGGTACACGGTACACACCACTACAAAATTAAGCATAGGGGGGTCGGTTTTGGCGTGCGGTGTGCGTATTTACGCCATAATTCAGGGAGATTATTCCCCTGTTAGTGGCTTATTGCGGTGAATTGGTGGCCTATTAGTTAAAGTGTTAGGGCGTGCTTTAATATCGGCACAATATGGGGCAACCTCCCCCATTTTTCCTGACCCTAATTTTAATTTTTGCCTTACCTTTCTATTCCAATCCCTGACCTACCTTTCAGCTTATACCCTTTACCCCATTTGCCTAGATTGTCCACCGGTGAGTTATTTGCCCCTTATGTCCTAGCTGAAAACTCGCCACAAAACTATGATAGACAACTACATCTTTTTTGTGCTATTCTTTACCTATTGGGGAAACTCTCCAATAGATAGGAAAAAATGGATAGCACTTGCAAACAATGCGGTGATGATAATGATTTATTGACCGCTTTCACTAAACATCAAATTTGCGGAAAATGCACAAAACAAAATCACAAAAAGGCGGTGAAGAAATGAAATCACTTTTTAATTATGAAATAAAGATCAATTTTTCCACCGATAAAGTTTTGAACGCTGATCAATTAGCAAACCTAGAAAGTGCGATTTTTCTACAAATAAATGAGCCTGTTGACCATAACCAAAATGATGAGGATTTTGAAACTTACTTTATTCGCTATGAAATAAACGGGGGCAAATAATGAATAAGTCAAAGACAAATAAAGATCAGGATTGCCAAAATTGTGGCAATTATCTAACTGTATTGGAACAAGTTTTGGCAACAAAAACCAAAAAAATGCTGTGTGAGTTTTGTTTAGTGGTCAAATAATGAAATATGTTGTAAACGGCTCATTTGAAAACCCTAACAAGGCTAAGACCTACGCCCGATTTTCTTCCCCTGATTTTCCTACCAGAAAAGAGGCGGAAGCTGAATTACAACTATGGAAGAGCACCCGCACCTATACTTATCAATGGATTGAAGAGAAGAAATAGACCGAAACACCCCGCGAGGGGTGTCGGGGCGTAATGCGCCCCCTGACGAGGTCAGCAAACCGAAAGGATAGGAAATGAACAAAAAGTTAATAGGTAAAAATGATCAAGGTGATCGATTTTACCTAACTTTAGAAATCAAAAACAATGAAAGAGAGGCGACAACTATCAACCACCAAAAGGTTTTTAGTTATCAAACCCTTTCAATTTGTGGCGAGGTGATCGAATATCGCAAGCAAAACGCCAACAACTTTGGGCAGATTTGCGAAAGATTAAGCGAAATTACTCAACCCGCCAAAGGTTTTACCCTGAAAGATATCGCCAAAATTAAAGAGATTTGGGAGAGATGGCATTTGAACGATCTTCAAAGTCATTGCGCTCATCAAGATAAGGCGATCAAGTGGGATCAGGTTGATCCTTGCTTTTTGACTGGGTATAAAGCGGGCTCAGCGTGGCTTTTAAATGAATTACCTCAGGAAATAATTAATGAAATTAAAAGCCTATTTTATGAAATGGCGGTGATCTAAATGCTGACTGACTTAATCCTTATTAGTTTTTGGGTCTTAGGATTGTTTGCCTTTGCCGGTGGTATAGTCTGGCTACTTGATCAGCTAATCAGTTTCCACCTAGCAGGTATGGAAAGAATAAGAAAAATACAAGAGAAAGAGAGAGAGGGCGCAAGATGATCATCACCTATAACAGAAACAGCGAGGGGGCTTTAGTCTTGTCCGCGTTCGTGGGAGAGGGCGCGGGCGAGTATCTATTGACCCGCACTTATTACGACTACACAAAAGAGCAAGCCGCCAAACTATTCAGGGAAGAGATAAAAAAAGCGAGTTAATGCTTGACTATCTTTGCCTATCGCCTATGATAGGCAATGGTAGTCTTTCATTAAAAGCTAATGAGAGAACACCCGAGAGAGAGAGAGAGCAATGGAAAGAAAGAACGGCAAAGCCTGGAAGAAAAAGCCAAAAGTTCAAAAGAAAACAGGGAAAACTATTAACGGATATAGCCCCGCTAAATTGGCTATTCGCGCCCTAAAGAGAGGGCTAAAGTAATGAGTAAGGATTGCGATTGCGATAACTTAGATCAAGATGTAGTGGGATATACCTGCTATAAGTGCTATGAAAGGAGAGAGTAATGAGTAGGAGCTGGGAGGATATGCTGTCTAACCCAATAGAGGGTGAGAGGTATAAGGGAGAGAGTATGAATACTTTACAGGACTTAATAGAGGCTATTAGACCGATATTACCTAATGCTTTAGTGGTAGATACTAATGATGAAGTAATTATACAGACAGGGCTAGTGTCGGATTTAGGTGGGATACTTATGCCTGCCTTTGAGAGAGAAGGAGAGAGTGATGAGTAAAGAATTAAAAGAGATAGATGAAGCTCTCACTAACCTATGGTGGAGTGCTGAGATAAGTGATAACGCTAAGTTATGGTGGAACGACCACTATCAACGACTAATAGAGAGGGAGAGAGTGAAATGAGTAAGATGAAAGAGTGGTTATTGGATAGGCAATTAAATGGTGATGACGGCACCGGTTATGAGGAGAGTATGAGCTGGCAAGATATAGCTAACTTAACTCATAAGACACAAGTAGAACACTTTGGGTTTTGCTATTGTGAGGAACAGGAGCAATTCCCATATACAGATTGCCCTAGAGAGGGAGAGTAATGGCTTATACACCGGCAATATGTGGCGATCACTTAGTTCCAATAAGTGAGTGTAATTGCCTAGACTATTTAAGGGAGCTAAAGACCTCAGCCGAACGGCTGATACAACTAGCAAAAGAGAGAGAGGAAATGAATAAGTGAGCGATTACAAGGACTATGAGGTAAGAGTAAATTATGAGGGCGGTATCTATATCTCCGCTCTTAATGAGGAGGATGCAATAGCAATCGCTAAAGATATTATGCTAGAGGAAACTAATCCCGATATGGCTAAGTATCTAACCTATAGTGCAGAGGAAACTATACTAAGAGAAAGGGAAATGGTATGAAAGTAAAAGATGCGTTAAGAATACTTAATGATCTACCACTAGATGCTGAGATATGCGCTCAATGGTATGAAAAGGAAGATATGGAATACGGAGATGAAACTATCTCCGATCAAGTATGGGATGAAGCTAATCGCTTAATGGATAAGTGGGAACTAACAGATCTACGCTATCAATTAGATGATGCTATTGCTCAAGCAAAGAAAAACTTGGAGAATAAAGTATGAAAACTATCTGCAAGTTTTGTGGGTGGGAGATAACTAAACCTGAGTGGTATAACGAGTATCAGGGCAGCTACGCCTGTGATGATTGCCTAATGGATAGCGCAACTGAGAGAGAGAGGGAGAACTCTCTATGAGTGAGATGGAAAAACTATCTGAACAAATCCAATCAGATTTAATTACTTACCTTGACGGGTTTAGTAATGAGATCTTAGATGGGGTATGTAAGATTATTGTGGATAACTTTAAGGGGACTTATGAGTGAGATCAAGGGCTATGAGTTTATAGAGGGAGATGGCGAACCATTAAATTGTGATTACTGTAATCAAGTAATTTATAGATGGTATAGCGATTTAACCCACGCTATATGCCGAGCTTGTCTAATCAATAAGATAGTAATAGGAGAGGGAGAGAGAGTATGAGCGAGCCGAGATACCTATTCGGAGATGATTACGCCTATCAAGGGTATGAGGACAATGAAAGGTGGGTAGATTGTGATGTATGTAAAAAAGAGTTTGATCGATTTAAGTATGTCGCAGATACCTGCTTAGAGTGTGAGGATAAGATATATATGAGAGAAAGAGAGCGAACAAATGGGTAATATAATAGAGATATTTAATGAGCAGAAGAAAAATGTAGTATTCTATGAGGTATCAGATGCTCAAGGAATAGCTATATGGGGCGGAGAGGATGTCCTAGAGGCTATTAAATGGTATCGTAATAGCCCACCGAATAGTAAAGTATGGGTGGGACAGTATGAAACGACAGAGGAAGAGGCTAAACTAACTATGGATTTTATAGAGATTACGCCTATTGTCCTTGCTACTATTTCTAATTGTGTAGATAGATGGAGTTAATGAAGAATAAACAGAGAGTAAAATCTGCTGCCGATCAAGCGGTTCGCCAGCGTAATTATCAACGAGCTAGACAGAGAGCGTTTACCAGGTTGGCTAATACCTACCCTGATACCTATCGCCTCTATCTGGAAGAGGAGAAGATAGCTGATGAAAAAATGGGTAAGAAGTGGCTTGATATTGATGGCAACACTAGCCTTACTATTGGTAGGACAAGATAGGTTATTACAACCGGCAGTAAAACAAATACCAGTTATAGAAAATAGGAAAGCAACAAAAGATGAGAAAGATCGTAATAGAAAGCTCGCAAAGGAGTATGCTTCGGCTGGTTGGGACTGGAGAGGGAGAGAGTGGGAGTGCCTTAAGTCCCTTTGGACCCGTGAGAGCAGGTTTGATAACTACGCAAAGAACCAACGAGGATCAAGTGCTTACGGAATTGCTCAACTCCTTGGAGAGAAAGATCACCGAAGCGAATATCAAATCCTACGAGGCCTTAAATATATTGAGGCTCGCTACAAATCTCCCTGCAAAGCGTATAAGTTCTTCCTCAGAAACAACTACTACTAATGAATAGGTTAACAGGGGTATCACTCTTTGCTGGTGTTGGCGGCTTTGATCTTGCTATGGAACGCAATGGTGTAGATGTGGTAGCTAATGTTGAAATAGATAAGCAATGCCAAAAGGTATTGGCAAAGCATTTCCCTAAAGCTAAACAGTTCTCCGATATAACAGATGTGAAAGGAAGTGATTTAATTGGAGCAGGATTTGAACCTAGTAGAGGAATTATTACAGGCGGATTTCCCTGTCAAGACCTTAGCGTGGCTGGAAAGAGGCGTGGTCTTGCTGGAGAAAGAAGCGGATTATTCTGGGAGATTGCAAGACTTATTGAAGAAACGAAAACTGAGTGGTTCATCCTTGAAAATGTCCCTGGTCTTCTTACCTCTAACAAAGGAGCAGACTTTGGAGTGGTTCTTGGAACGATGGCCGACCTCGGGTATGGCGTTGCCTGGCGGGTGCTTGATGCTCAGTACTTCGGAGTTCCCCAAAGGAGAAGACGTATCTTCATCCTTGGCAGACGTACTGGAGACGGACTCAGTTCAGCAGAAGTATTATTTAAGTCCAAAAGCAGCAGAAGGAATACTACGCAGATCAAATCGGAACAACAAAAGACTTCCAGATTTATTACAGGAAGCATTTGAAAGTGTGGTTTGTGAAGAGCAGAAGAGCGCAAAGTAATGAAGATTATGAGACTTGGATTGAGGGTGGAATTGTGCCTACCTTAAACACATTTGATAATACTACTGAAACAAGAGCTACAGTTTTAATTTTTGAAGCTACTCGTGTAGATGATACAAGATTTTATGAGAACTATTCCCCTACAGTTGCTACATATTGGGGAACTGGTGGTGCAAGAGTCCCTTATGTGGTTAGACCTAAATTTCCAATAAGAAGATTAACTCCTTTAGAGTGTGAAAGATTACAAGGGTTTCCTGATAACTGGACAGATATTAATGCTGATAGTACTAGATACAGGCAGATAGGAAACGCAGTTGCAGTACCTGTAGTGGAGTGGATTATTCAAGGGATTATGATACAATCTAACTCTTGATCGGCTCTCTCCGATCTGAAAAAAGAAAGCCTTGCTACCCCTTCCGGCAGGGCTTTTCTTTATGGAAAGACAAAAACCCCCTCGGGATAGGAACCGAAGGGGCTATTGCCAGCACTTATACTGGATTTTCCAGCACAGTGATAGAAGTATAGCAGATTATTTTTTTCTAATCCAGTATTGATCGTTAATAACTAGCGTGTCTAGCTCAGCCTTATGCTTATCGGTAAATAGAAGTATGCCAGGTCTAGGTGTCTTAGATGGTGGTAGATGACGACCCCAAGTATAATCATCAAAGGCCATAATTCCACCAGACTTTAGTAATGGCCAGCTAAGTTCAGCATCTACTAATACACTTGCAGCAGTATGGTCTGCATCAATATAAATAAAATCAAATGCCTTTTTAAAATACTCTTGTTGTCTAATTAAGTATGAGACAGTATCACTTACTAAAGATACAACTGCAAAGTATTTTACCTTATCTTTGTATACCTTATAGACATCGTTAAAGTCCATCTCGGCGTGGCTTTCCTCATCACTTCCCTTCCAAGTATCAACATCAATTAGCATAGATGTATCATCAGTTAATATATTTTTATATAACCATACAGTTGCATCTCCGGTAAATACACCCAGTTGTAAGAAGCGTAGATCAGGTTTACCTTTATACTCAGCAAGGTAGGTATTAAAATTATTTTCTGCAGTTTGTGCAAACCAATTAGGATAATTCATAGCTCTATCCCATCCTCTAACTTAAAGAACCCTACCAGTTTACTACGCTTATGTTTGTTTTCAAACTCAGTAGTAATAGGTAGCCATTTAGTTTCCCATTTAGGTTGAGGTATAGTTAATAGATTAAATCCCCATACACCCTCCGGTGTGGAGTTGATATACCAAGGTGTAAGAGATCTAATTCCTGCTGCCATAAGTAGACCCTGATACTTACTCTCTTCGATAA